CGATGGTGACGATGGACGAGACCATCGCGGAGATCGTCGAGGCGGCCAAGGCCGAAGCCGACGAAGTTGCCGCCACCTAAAAATGAATTGTGAAGCCAAGCAGAAATAGCTTGGCTTCACTCTCGAACAGCGCGTTCATACGATCGTCATCAACCCGCGCGCAGGAGCCACAACATGAAAACCTATCAAGTCCGAATCACTCTCGCCACCGGCATCGTCATCCTGCGCATGCTGCAAGTGAATGACCTCGACGACGTCTACGAGTGCGTCGAGTGGTTGTATCCCCAGTCCCGCATCATCGGCGCCAACGCCATCCAACGCATTACCTAACCACCAAGGAGCTTTATCATGACAACCAGCATCAAACTGACTGACGCCCAACGCCACATTCTCGAGCACGCCGCCGGCCATCCCGAAGGTTCCGTTACCAACCAGGCGTTTCCTGACAACATCAAGGGCGGCGCGAGAACAAAGGTAATCGCATCCCTTTTCAGCAAGGCATTCGTTTCGGGCGTCGAAATATTCGACTGCTTCATTACCGACGCGGGCTACGCCGCCCTTGGGTGCGCCCGGCCAGCGCCTGCGGCCAGTCACCCCGACCCACAGATTGAAGCAGCCGTGGTGGCATCTGAGGCCACCTGGGCGCAAGAAAAGCAGGAGGCAGCCCAACGCCTGCTCAAGACCGGTGTCGAGGGCAAGCCCCGTCTCCGCGACAACTCGAAGCAGGCCACCGTGATCGAGATGCTTCAGCGCCCCAACGGCGCGACCATCAATGAAATCTGCGAAGCCACCGGGTGGCAGGCACACACCGTGAGAGGCACATTCGCCGGTGCCCTCAAGAAGAAACTCGGTCTCGACATCACGTCATTCAAGGACACCGGGGCATCGCGCGTCTACCGCATTCTTTAATCAGGAGCAGCCACCATGTTGAAACTCATCACTATCCTGCAAGACCTGAAAAATCAGCCACGCCGGCTCACCGATGAGGAGAACCTCTACCTCGATCAGATCGGCGACGAGTTGCGCCGATCCAGAAGCGACGCCGCCCGCTGGCGCATCTTTGAACGCGAGGGACTGAACCGTCTCGACGGACTTGATTTCAGTGAGGATGTCATCGCCAAGCTCACTGATGTGCGCCGGGCGGCAATGAACTAAGACAAGGAGGAAATATGCCTCACCTATCCGACTACCAATCCAAAATGCGCTACCCAAGCAAAACACCCACTCAATTTGGCGGGGCCAAGGCCTTCGTGGAAACCTATGGCAATGCTGTCTGGGCTGATCTGTGTGACTCGATGTCCACCGGGGAAGTCATCAGAGTCTGCGATGCGGCGGCTGCCCTCAACACGTTGTCAGGCTACGTCCAGCCGGAACGTTACCTCCGCGCGGTGCTGAAGGCCATTTTGGCAGACTACGAAGAGCGCCCGGATTCCTATGACCACCAGCCACCGTTTACCGTCATCGGCAGAACCATGGCGAAAATCATTCTCTAAACATCGAGGCAAGACGGTTTTGGATTCGGGACGATTACTAATCCCAAAGCGACAAGGGCAACCCGCGGGTCACCCTTGTCATGTTCGATGCAGAACCGAGAATTACTTTTTCTTGGCTGCAGGTTTCTTCGCTACTGGTTTCTTGGCAGCCGCCTTCTTGCCAGACACCGCAGCCTTGAATGTCGCCCCGGCCGTAAACTTCGGCACCGTAGCTGCAGCAATCTTCAACGCTGCGCCACTCTGCGGATTGCGTCCGGTGCGCGCCGCGCGCTTGGCTGACTTGAACGTACCGAAGCCGACCAAAGCGACGTCGTCGCCCTTGGCGACCGCCGTGGTGATGATTTCGATCAATGCATCCAAGGCATCGCCTGTGGCAGCCTTGGAAAGTTTGGTACGCGCAGCTAGGGCTTCGACCAATTCAGATTTGTTCATAGTGGCATCTCTCGCAGGGGTTGGAAAGGCGCCATTCTGCCACCATTTCAAATTCCATCAAAAATAGCTTGGCTTCTCGTTTGAACAGCGCGTTCATAGGGATGTCGAATCTACATCAACACAAAGGACACCACCATGACTACCCACACCGCCCTACAAGACCATACCAACTACGACGCCGACGATTACGCCACCTCACCGCCAAGGGCTGGACGGATGAGGAAATATTGGCGAGATGGAACGCGGAAGCCAAAGACGGTAAAGGCCCTTGCCGTTGGCAGAGCGAATCGGCGCGCAGCAAACTCGCCGCTGTGACTGGCCGAAAATAGAACCCCACTCCGGCAGAAAGTTAAAAAATTGTTCAATCATCCGCTTGACTACTCAATCAAACAGCGCGTTCATACGGGTGTCGCAACAACCACCCTGAAAGGATAAGCATCATGAACCAAGTCACCGTCAAACGCATCTCCACCACCGAAGAACTTGTCTCCCAACGCACCGTTGGCTACCAAAATTTTGTCACCGACGAGTATTTACTGACCTGCACCGATGTTTGCGATGCGATGGACTTTAAGGAAAAGCTTGAAAAGCAGCCGCACGATTGGGTCCAAATTACCTCGCACTCGGATTGGGATAAGGAAAAGAACTGACACCAACGGGCCAGAAAACTGGCCCGCCAAATAGATTCAAAAATAATCAGAATTGACTTGGCTTCTCAATCAAACAGCGCGTTACTACGGGTGTCGCAACGATCAACCCCCAGGAGACACAAATGACCACCAGCACTCTCAAGAGCCTGATCAAGAGCACGATGCTCCGATTCAATACCCTGGCCAACGCCACAAGTTTTATCAATCGCGCCACTTACCCGATGCGCATCGTCCTGGGTGACCATGACGGCAAGAGAGGTGAGTATTGGGTCGTCACCCCTGCCGATGCATCCCGCCTCGAACGTGCTGGCTACCAGATGGCATAAAGGAGATCGCCATGACATCCGCCTTAGACCAACAAATCAACGCCCTCAAGCCTGGCCAGGAAATCAAGATATCCGGCGACAAGACAATCTGGGTTACTGCTGAACGTAGCGGCAATGGCTTGTGGCTGCGTTTTGTCCGTCATACCGCGAACGGATTCCAGGTTTTCAAAACATCACGTTTCTGATCCCATCGAGTCAACCGCCACACCATCAGACTCTCGCACGGACTGATGTTCAGTCGCTGCCTTCAAAAGCAACAAGGGCAACCCTCTGGTCGCCCTTGTTGTATTCGGAACGAAGCTGTGACGACTATTTCTTGGCGACTGGTTTCTTTGCAGCCGGCTTCTTTGCAGCTGGCTTTTTCGCTGCGGGCTTCTTCACAGCAGGTTTCTTGGCGGCAAGTTTCTTCGGAGCAGCTTTTTTCGCGGCGGGCTTTGCCGCAGCCTTCTTCACTACCGGCTTCTTCACTGCTGGCTTTTTAGCGGCAGCCTTCTTCACTGCAGATTTCGCCGCTGGTTTTTTCACCGCTGTCTTTTTGGCTGCGGGCTTCGCCGCTGGCTTCTTTGCAGCCGGTTTTGCGGCAGGTTTTGCCGCAGGTTTCTTGGCGGCTGGTTTAGTAGCTGTAGTCATAGCGAACACCTTCTTTGGTTAGGAGGTCGCAGTGTTGCATTTTTTCAATTCGTACCGTCAGTACGATTGCGATGAAAAGACCCTTCAATTCCGCGACATGTAAATGGTGACGTCGACCTCACAGTCAAACTTCACGGTTTTTCTGATGGCTACGAATTAAATGCCACCGCATCAGATTCTCGTATGGCCTGCTGCCCAGAAAAATCCTGCCATCGTTTAACAATCACGTCGCAGTAATTCGGATCCAACTCCATCAACCGTGCATGCCGCTCAGTTCGCTCGCAAGCAATCAAGGTGGTCCCCGAACCGCCAAAACAGTCAAGCACCGTATCGCCCGGGCGACTTGAGTTGCGTAGCGCACGCTCAACCAGTTCGACTGGCTTCATGGTCGGATGCAAATCATTCTTGTGCGGCTTCTTGATCTGCCAGACGTCACCCTGGTCGCGATCACCGCACCAGTGGCGTGTGGATCCATCCGGCCAACCGTACAGGATCGGTTCGTACTGCCGCTGGTAATCGGCACGACCCAGCGTGAAAGTGTTCTTGGCCCAGATGATGAAGGTGGACCACTTGCCGCCCGCTGCGCGGAAAGCAGCCTGTAGGGTATCGAGTTCGCTGCTGCTCATTGCGATGTAGATTGCACCGTCGCAGCGCGCCATCATCGGGACCAGCGCGGCCTCCAGAAATGGCTGAAAATCTTCCCCCAGGTTGTCGTTGAGGATGGGGCGATCCTTGCCGCGCATCTTGTCCTTGGCGCTGTTGGCGTAATTGACGCCATACGGTGGGTCTTGCCAGACCATGGCCACATGCTCGTCACCCAGCAGCACCTCATAGCTCTCCTCTTGCGTGGCATCACCACAGAGCACCCGGTGATTGCCGCAGATCCAGACATCACCCAGGCGTGAGACTGCGGGTCCAGATGACTCCGGTACCGCATCCTCGTCGGTTTGACCCTCGTTCGTCGTCTCTTCGCCGGCCAGCAGATCGGCGAGTGCATCGGCGTCGAACCCGGTCAGGGACAAGTCGAAATCCTCATCCTGGAGCGCGGCCAGTTCAACCTGCAACATGGCGTCGTCCCAGCTTGCATTTTCGGCGATGCGGTTGTCCGCAATCACCAGCGCGCGACGTTGGGTTGATGTCAGATGATCCAGCACCACGACAGGTACTGTGGTGATGCCCAGTTTCTGGGCTGCTGCCAGTCGGCCATGACCCGCAACAATGACCCCATCACTACCCGCCAGGATGGGGTTGGTGAATCCGAACTCGGCGATCGATGCAGCGATCTGCGCCACTTGTGCATCCGAGTGCGTCCGAGCATTTCTCGCATAGGGCACGAGTTTGTTTGCTGGCCACTGTTCGATCTTGTCAGCCAGCCAGGAGAGGCTCATGTTGATACTCCGATTCGCTCACTCGCGACCTCATTGAATGTTTGTCGGGTTGATGCCAAGGTGACCGGCACCTGCGGAAAATTCTGCTGGAACCGCTTCACGGCCACATCGACGTACTCTGCTGCGATTTCGGTGGCACATACCTTGCGGCCAGTGCGTTGCGCCGCAAGGAGGGTTGTGCCGGAACCGCAGAAGGGTTCGAAGACGATGTCGCCGACATCGGTGTAGGCCTCGATGACATTCTGCGGCAGCGCCACCGGAAACACGGCCGGATGATCAATATCCTGGCCGATCTTGCCCTTGTGCCGCATGATCCGAATCACCGCATCGGGAATCTTGGTCTCCTGGGTGACGGTACCCACATGGTTCCATGCCGTTTTGCTGCCGTCCTTGTTTCTCATGCCGCCAGCGCTGGTGCCATCACCACGCAGATGCGTGTCGCGCCCGGCATAAATGCAGGGCACGAACTTGTTGGGGCGGCGGGCCTCAGAGTCCTTGCGATTGAAGTGGAAGACGAACTCGAAGGCGGGTGCCAACCGGCCATTCCAATCGCCGGGCAATCCCGGCCCCTGGTCCCAGACGTACCAAGCGAAACGTCGCCAGCCCTGAGTACGCATCCAGTCGAGCCAGCTGTCCCAGTAGGGAATGACCTCTTGCTCACGGTGGATCAATCCCAGATTGACCAGCACCTGGCCGTTGGGCGCCATGGGCAGTTGTGAAAATACGCCGCGCATCAGGGCGTCCCAATCAATGATGGTGTTCGTATTCGTCTGTGTGTATTGGCGCTGGTTACCGTAGGGTGGTGAGGTGAAGCAGAGCACTGCCTTCTCTCCAGCCATCAATTGGGCAACCACGTTGGCATCGGTGGCATCGCCACAGATCAGACGGTGCGCACCCAGTTGCCAGATGTCGCCAGGACGGGAGACCGGATTGGCCGGTGGGTCTGGCACTTCGTCGGCGTCGTCCTCATCGGAGTTGGTTGATTCTTCCTCGGTCGATTCACCCTCGGCATCAACCAGTAACTTCTCAATCTCGTCGTTGGAGAAACCGGTAAGCGTCAGGTCGTAGCCCGACTCGGACAGCTCGGCCAGTTCTAGCGCCAACATCTCTTCATCCCATCCGGCGTCCAGTGCCAGACGGTTGTCGGCAATCACGTAGGCACGTTTCTGCGCTGGCGTGAGATGACTCAGTTCGATGACCGGTACTTCGGCCAGTCCCAACTTGCGGGCGGCGGCCAGACGGCCGTGGCCGGCGATGATTCCATGGCTAGCGTCCACCAGAACCGGACTGGTCCAGCCAAACTCAACAATGCTGGCCGCGATCTTGGCGACCTGGGCTTCGGAATGTGTCCGGGGGTTTCTGGCAAAGGGGATCAGCATCTCGACCTTTCGGTATTCGACGCTCAGGAATTCGGTCATTGGAATGTAAAAACCCACCACAGGGGTGGGTCACAAATATTGGCGGAACATCAAGGGTGGTAACCTGGGTGGTAACTGGTAACCCTGGTAACCTCGTTTTTAAGCCTGTCGGTAGCGCAATGCCGGGCTCGCGCCTCCCGCATAGGTTTTTGGCCAGGAAGGACCCGTAACAATCTGTTTAATTAGTACAAATGCCATGCTTTTCCTGTCTATAAAAATATTTCTACAGAATGATAATTGGTATATACTTTCTATAGAAAGGAGATTGCCATGTCATCAACAGCGCAACAAACCTTAAGCACAACCGAACCAGCGGCAGTTCTTTCCAAGGCAGTGACGAGGGCAGCTGATCGCCTCGATATTTCGCGCACCCTGCTGGCCAAGATTCTCGGCGTGAGTGCGTCGTCGGTTACACGTCTATATGCAGGCGAGTATCGACTGGACCAGAAACGCAAGGAATGGGAGTTCGGCCTGTTGTTCGTTCGCGTCTTCAGGTCGCTGGACTCGATCGTCGGCGAGGAGAGCACAGCGCGTAAGTGGCTCTCTAGCAACAACCTGGGGCTCAACGGTCGCCCCATCGATCTAATCGGCAATACTGAAGGACTTGTCCGTGTCGTCAACTACCTGGACGCCTCGCGCGGTCTCGTCTAAGGCCAAGGACTGGCGCGCCTGGATATGGCGCATTGTGGAGGCACAGCATATTGCCTCCACGATGAAGATCGTCGACAACGCCGCCGAGCAAGACGTGCTTGAAACTTTGCTTGAAGCTAGCAAGCCGCCATTGCCTGATAACACCACCAACCTCGACTACCTATTGGCCACACCATTTCGATACGACCCGTTACGTCCTGGTTCCCGTTTTCGTTCCATCACTGATCCCGGTGTATTCTATGGCGCGGAGAGCGTGCGCACCGCTTGTGCCGAACTGGGCTACGCGCGGTGGAAGTTTCTGAAGGATGCCGAAGATCTCGACAAGATCGAACCTGTGACGCACACGGCCTTTCGGGTTGATGTTCATGCCAGTGCCGTCGACTTGCGCGAATCGCCCTTCAATAAAGATTCCGCACGCTGGACTCACCTCACCGACTACACCGCAACACAGGCATTCGCACGCATCGCACGGGAAGCTGGTATCGGTGTGGTCGTGTATCAATCAGTGCGTGACACTCAGCCCAGTTGGTGCGTCGCCGTTCTCACTCCAGCCGCTTTCGCCAGCAGAAAGCCGCATCAGTCCACGCAAACGTGGTGGCTGGCTGTTCATCAGGATGAAGTGATATGGCGACGTGATCACGAGGTAGTCGCTTTTCGATTTGCGTAGTCAAATACGGACCGCCGAGGTGCTACGCCAGGAAACCGCTCCAAAACTGTAGTGATTGACGAATTCCGACTGCTCAAGGATTGGGAGAAACGAAATGGCTAAGACACATCGAACTCACGAAGAAGCAACGGTTGAAATGTTCCGCAGCGATCCCGACCTTGCGGCTGACTATCTAAACTCCGTGTTGGAGGATGGCGACGAAACGGATCTGATGCTTGCGCTCCGTAATCTCAGCAAGGCATTCGGTGGCGTGCAAGAAGTGGCTCGCCAAGCCGAAGTGAACGCCAATACAATCTACCGCACCTTGTCAGAGCAAGGAAACCCTGAGCTGAAGACGCTCACCGCCATCCTGAAAGCTATGGGAGTGCGTTTGGCCGTACAGCCGATTACGCACTCTCACGCCTAATGGACGCAAAGTATATTTTGGGCATTCCAGAAATCGATGCCCAGCATGAAGAATTGCACGAACTCGTCAATTCATTGCGCGAGGTCATTACCCGGAAAGATCAGCGGCATCTCGTCCATCAAGCGTTGAAGAGATTGCATCAACTGCTCTTGACCCATTTCGCGTACGAAGAAGCCTTCATGAAAATGATCGGCTACGCCGATTTGCCGCAACATAAGAAGACGCACAAGGGTGTATTGAGCATATTCGAAAACTACTTCGACCATCCGCCCGAACCCAGCGACTACGAAATCCTCGGCAAAATGATCACGGATAAAGTGCTTGGGCACGTCATGGAGCACGATGTCAAAATGACTGAGGTGGCCAAAGCGCACCTGAAAACAAACTCGGCTCCCAAGGGCAGAAAACATAAAACGTAATCTGTTTCCCGTTCCATCAAGTGCATCCCAGATCGGTTCGCACCTCTGTCCAGATCATAGCCGTCATACTACCCAAAAACCGTGTCTGGTGTTGCATGCGCAATACCCGCGCATCATCTCTCACTGCCGCTCTATTACTCGTACTTACGCTAAATCGCTTCAAATTACGCGCGCATGACCATCAACTTGGTTGAGCCGGTCGGCGATCACCTGCAGAGCCTTCTGCCACCGCCGCCACGCCGTAGTCCGATTGCAACCGAAGCACCGGCAGATATCCTTCCACTCGCGCTGCTTGGCCCGCATCCATATCAGATGCCGCTGCTGTTCCTCCAGCCACAGAACCCAGCGCATCACTTCCAGCATCCGCTCGATGGCTTGCGGGCTCGGCGGCAAGGGTCGGTACACGTAGTCCCCCTCGGGATAAGTCTCCCATGCGTCGCGGGCAAAGACAGGCCAGACGTTGAAGTGGCCCTGTACCCTGACGCGGGGCAGTCGCCGTCCCGTCTCTGCTGCCTCGGCGAAACGCATCGCCACGTCATCCATCGTCCACTCAACCATGGCGCCCTCCGTACAGGCGCTCACCGATCCGTCTCACAAATTCCCGTTCCATAAAATCCAGACGATCATCGCTCTCCGCCACGACAAGAATGTGCTGATCGCGCCAGCCTTCACGCTTGATGCTGTCCGGATCGGTGCGCTGCGGAATGCGGCCAAGGGGGCAACGGTAAGGCGGTGTCAAGGATTTCATCTCACGCCTCCTGCATCTCGATGGCCCAGTGCAACAGCGCCAGGGCATCGGCCTCGTTGTCATCCACTGGGGCAAAGCCACGCTTGACGATCGCGGCGATCATCTCGTCCTTGCCGGCGTTGCCCTTGCCCGTTGCATGCTTCTTGATCGTGCCCACCGGCACGCCTTGGTAAGGAATGTTGTGGAGTTCGCACCATGCGGTGAGATGTCCCATGAAACCGCCGTAGGCATGCGCGGCATCGACACCTGCGTGGCGCCGCACTTCCTCGAAGAACACCGCATTGATGTGGTCGCTGGCGGAAAGCAGTTCATTGAGCCAGCGCTTGAACCGCAGGAAGCGCATGCCGCCACCCTCGAATCGCTGCGGCTTGAAGGACTCGCTGCCACTGGTGATGGTGCCGTCCAGGTGGTGCAGCGCCCAGCCGGTTTGCGTGCCCAGGTCGAGGGTCAGAATCGTTTCAGTCATGTCACCTATCTCCTTGAAAATTTTGTGTGGTGACCGAAGGTGGCCGTCCTGCAGTAAACCCTCTTACGCGGGCGCGTGTACACGCGTAAAGAGAGTTATGTAGAGACCAGTCACCTTCGGTCACCCAATGCTGTCAGTCGTCACGGTAGGGCAGTCGCTCGCCATAGTCCTTGGGCTTGAGCGACAGGCCGGCGATACCCTTCACCCCGGCATGCAGGCGCTTGCGCTCAAACCCCCGGTTGCACAGCTGCTGCATCAGCCAGCGGCTGGTACCGATGTATTCGCCACGTCGATTGGCCCATTCCTGCCAGCGCTGGAATGTGTCTGCGACCGAGACGCTGGCCTGGGTGTGGCGCTGGCATTCCTCCTCGATGAATTCGCCAATGGCGTCCTCTTCGTCGAAATACTCGTCGGTTGCGTCCACTACCACCTTGGGGGGCTTCAAGCCCATCTGCTGCCAGAGCATGCAGCCCTCGATCGCCCACGCCAGGACGCCGTCGCGTTCCTTGAGCAGCTTCTCGGTGAGCTTGCCGTCACGACGTTCGGGCGGAATCTTGACGGTGAAGGGAATCAGATGCAGCCGTCGCTTCATGGCCTCATCCACGTTGCGGATGGAGGGTTTGTGGTTGCCGGCAATCACCAGCTTGAACTGCGGCAGGTAGTCAAAGAAGTCCTGCCGCATGAAACGCGCCGACACCTTGTCACCGCCGGTAATGGTTTTTACCTTCGATTCATTCCAGCGCCGCCCCTGCTCTGTTTCTATGCTGGACACGAAGCGTGCACCACGTAGTCCTGCCAGGTCGGTGGGATGGCGGTCGGTGCGGGTTTCCATGAACGTGTCCATGGGTGCATTGGCCGCATAGTCCCCCAGGATTGTGGTGATCACGTTCACGAATACCGACTTGCCGTTGGCACCTGTGCCGTAAAGGAAGAACAACGCATGTTCGGTGGTGACACCGGTCAGGCAGTAGCCGATTACCCGTTGCAAGTAGGCCATCAACTCAGCGTCGCCGTTGGTGATGTCAGCCAGGAATGCCAGCCATTGAGGACACTGACCACGCGACGTGGCCAGGGCGATTTTGGTCATGCGGTCGGATCGTTCATGCAGTCGCATCCGCCCGGTCTGCAAATCGATCACGCCACCGGTGGTATTGAGCAGCCATGGATCGGCATCCCACTCAGCGGAACTCGATGCATGCCGCCGATCGCTACGGGCGAGCCGTTCGACACCTCCGACCGTGCCGCTGGCAGCCAGCTTGGCGGCCAGGCGATGCGAACTGGCCTTGACCGATGCATCCCGACAAACCTGGCGAACGAGATGATTCACCAGCAGAGTGTCATCGGACTGCCAGCGGTTGCCGGTCCACACCAGCCACTTGCCCCACTGCGCGCAGTAACGCCAGTCGTCTGCATAACGGCTGGTGAAGGCCAGCGCCAGGGCATCATCGGTGGCCCAAACGGCGTTCTCGGTTTGGGCGGGAAGGTCGGCGCCCTGCGATGGCTTGACACTGATACGTGACCCCCTGGCGATGAACTCGCTGACATCAAACCCTTCCGCCAGGGCATCCGCCACATCCCAACCTGTGGGTTTCTCGTCCGGCGGCACCAGCACTGCGCAGGAAATGGCACCTGCCGCCAAGGCCGCATCGGCAGCGCTCATCGCGTAATTCCAACCCGGCTTGTCGCGATCGGGCCAGATCAGCAAGGATTTCTGGGCAAGTGGTGACCAGTCGGTCTTGTCGACCGGGGCGTTCGCGCCGTGCATGGCGGTTGTGGTCACGATGCCGGCATCAGTCAACGCCTGCGCACATTTTTCGCCTTCGACCAGCACGACGCTGTCGGCATTCTTGATGGCCGGCTGGTTGTAGAGTGGACGCGGCTCGGGGGGCGCCGGCTTTCTGCGCTTCGCGTCCCAGGGCCGGAACTCCTTCTTGCCGTCGGGTGGGTCATACCGATAGACCACGGCGATTAGCTTGCCGTCGCCATCGAGATAATCCCATTTGGCCGTTGCCGGGCCGAGATCGTCGGTGGGTATGTGGCGCTTCCCCTTGCAGATCGGCGTGGGTGGCGCACGTCCAAGAACTTCAGTGCAGTGCGCCAGCACCTTTGGAAAATCCTGATGCGGATCGATACCGAAGTGACCACCGATCAGCGTGAAAATGTCACCACCAGAGTTGGCGGCGCGATCCGTCCATAGCCCTGCCTTCTCGCCCGTGAGGACAATTTCGAGGCTGTTGCCGGGACTACCCAGGATGTCGCCGATGCAGAAAGTGTCCTTACGCTTCTTGCCGGCAGGAAACAAAGTGAAGAGGACGGATTCCAGATTATTGATGAGTGCCGCACGGATCTCTTCCCGTGCAGCATCCTGGTTGTGGTCGGCCGGCGCCGGGCCATCATTGAAATCGATCATGCGCCCTCCCCGCCAGCATGCTGCATACGATGATGCGCTGACCACGCTTCCAACTCGGACATCCGGAAACGGATGGTTCGTCCGATGCGGTAGAACGGAATTTTCTTGGTTTCGCGACTTCGTGGCTTGGTGAAATAGTAACGTGGCAGATTCAGCGCACTGGCAGCGTGCCGTGCATCGACGAGCGGTTCCACGACCGGTGGTTGAGGAAAGGAATGCTTCATGGGGTATTCCTCCAGCAGCGGTCCTGCCAGTCACACATGCGGCATTCGAAGTGGGTCTGCTCGGCAAACGAACGCGGCAGCAATTCATGTGCCTCGGTGGCCGTAATGACCTTGGCGCCACGATCCGACATGCGTTGGGCCAGTGCACCGTCAAATGGCACGAGCTCGGCGTAGATGTCCATCGTGTCGGCATTCACCGCCGTGAAGATCGCCGGGTGCTCATGCAGATCGAGGTAAGCCTGGTAGAGCGCCACCTGCGCGGCATAGACTGGTTTCGAGACGGCCAGCCGGTTTTTCTCCAGATCGCGCCAGGATTTGCCGCCCAGGCATTTGTTCTCCCACAGGCAGGGATAGGCAAATCCTTCGGGACCGCCAACGATGACGCCGTCTGCATGCCCTTGCAAACGGCCGTCCGCCACGGAGAAACCAAACTGCTCGCCCTGCTGGTCACGGGTCCGCAGCTCGAAACCGGCCTCACTCAGCCATCCGACCATGCAGTCCTCGATGACGTGGCCGCGCTGGAAGATGCGCAACATGCGACCTTGGAAATCACGTCCATAATCCACAGAAGCCTGCGCATACTCATACTGCAGGGCGCGCTCGCATGAGACACCGAGCCGTGATGCACCAAGATAAAGCCGCACTTCCTCCCTGGCGCGAACCTGTTGCATGCCGGCATCGATGAGCGCAGTCAGTTGTCCGGAGATGCTTGATGACGAGTTGAAATCCATCATGGCTTCGTCTCCCACGGTAGGTCGTCGGCGAGATCAGCGAACGGATTGCTGACCGTCTCCTTCAAGCCGCGTATCGGCG